CGCTAGGCTTCCTTCGAATGGCACTAAAAGCCCCACTTCTACCTCCCGAAGACGCTCTACTACGGCTCTAAGTACCGCTAATTCAACAAATGGAGGAGCGGTCCCCCATGACCCCTCTCGAAGGCGAGGCCCCATGACAAATTTTTGTCGTAGGAACTCAACCCTCTCCATTAGAGGAACAAACGGCACCATTGCAGAACTCACGCGATCACGAAAATAATCGCGCAAGTAAGTAGCGACGTCTTCCCGAACATCATCAGAAACCGTCGAAAACTCATACGGTCTGGTGACGCCCAACCAAGCGTCCCAGTGTTTCACACCAAGGACGCAGGTGGGATGAAGCAGACTTACGATATATCGCCGGAGACGACGACCCTTCAACGAATTAAGGTCTTTTGACAATAAAGCCGTTGAACGGTAGCCGAATCCGAAAGCCCTAAGTACACTAGCTAGACGAAGTTCAGCATGCGAGGCACAATGATTGACCATCTCAATAGCGACACTCAAACTTCTGTTTGAGATCGCATACTCCTTAAAGGAGATAGGTGACCAATCATCCCCTCTACAGGCGAACTTCTTCGCAAATTCAAACACCCCTTGTGCCTGAACCAACGACTTGGTTGGGGATATAACTACCCCCAACCGTCTAATTAATCTACGGTACTCGTAGGCGACTGACCGGTTAAATATAACCACGTCATCACCTAACAATACATACTCCACAAACCATTCTTTGTATCCGCATCGATTCGCAGCCCACTGCACTAAAGCGTGGTGTGATAAGGCGAAGACTCCCCATGAGGAGTGGGCCCCCATAGGCTGGCCTACGGCATATCTTAGCCGCTTCACCGGAACGGACCCAAGAACTACTTTGTAATCCTTGGTTAAAAAGCTGGAAAACTTTCCAGCTGCCCGCCCCGGCCTAACGCACGGAACGTGAAAATCACGCCCAGACATAAGCTCTTCCCATGAAGAACCCAATCCACCACCGAAAATCTCTTCAATCAACGAAGACTGAGCCCAAACCGGGAAGCGGTCCGTAGCGGACGAAAGATCGAAGGACCAATATACTGAGTTACTTCAATTCGCATAAGCGAATGAGGCAACTTGGTCAAAGGTACCATCGATTCTCTCATCCCCTACATTGAGTGACGACAACAAGCTAAAAATAGCTTGGTGAAGCCCCCGCAACACGGTCTGAG